CTATTGACAGTTTTGGTCTTAACAATCTAAACGATTTCTTACCACCAAAACCAAATGAAGTAGAACTTAAAGTTATTAAAGAAATGTTTGAAGCATCAGTAGATGGTCAACAATATGATGTTGAGAAATGGGGTAACTACTATCGTCCATACGGAGTAGACGCACCAGCAGGTTCAACTACAACAACTGAAAGTACTACAACAGCGGCAACTCCTGCTCCAACTCCAGCGGTTGAAACAGCACCAGCAGAAACAACAGCAACAGCACCGGCAACGGAAGCACCTGCTACTGAGTCTACTGGAGCAAGTAAGGCAGAAGATATCCTGGCACAAATAAGAGCAAGGCAAAACGCATAATAGTTTGTTCTGACGTTTTCTCTACACTATACCTACCTCTAAAGGATCTAGTGTAGAGTTCTCGTTACATATTTGAGGAGGTATGTGATGTTTGGAATATTTGATATGTTTGTATTATCTAGTGTTATTAGTATAGGAACTATAATATATTTTGTAGCAGAAGATAATTCAACTAAGTAAGTGTAATTTAGTATTAATAAGGAATGTAATGTATTCGGTTTATCAACATTGGGATCCATTAAAGGTTTGTATGGTTGGAAGAACGTATCCGCCTGAATTCTATAGTTGGATAGAAAATCCACAAACAAGAGCCACGTTTGAAAAACTGGCAATGGAAACAGAAGAAGATTACCAAAATTTAATTAACTTATTAGAAGGAAAATTTGGAGTCAAGACATTTAGGCCCGAATTTCCAACTAATATGGAAGAATTATATATAGATGGTAAATGGGTTCAACCACCCACAGCACCTAGAGATTATTTTATAATGGTAGGTGATAAGTTTTGGGTACCAGAAATACCAAATGCAAGTCATGCATGGTCTGTATTCTTTAGACAAAATAAGCAAAGTTGGTGGGAAGATTTCGTTAGACCACAAGACTTTTATAATGCTTATCCTGAGTTTGAAAAAGAAATTAGTGAAAAGTTTGAAAAGTTTAAAGAGTTTGACCAAAACCATTTAGATGCAAAACTTAACTTTTATACACACATATTTGATGACATAAAATCACAAGGTAACGAAATCAAATATACAGAATTAGATTTTATTAATGGTTGTTTTGTAAGTCGTATAGGTGATAATTTATACTTTGCTACACAAACATACCACGACGATAAAGAAAAATTACTTACACAAGTAAACGAATATTTTCCGGATACACAAAATAAAATTGTAAATGCTGGTGGACACGGAGATGCTGTTTATTGCCCAGTAACGCCAGGACTTATTATTAGTTTAAATGATATTCCTACATATAAAGAAACATTTCCTGAGTGGGAAGTAGTTTACTTACCTGATTCAAACTATTCGCATATGCGTGAATTTGAACATAGTATGAAACGCAATAAAGGTAGATGGTTCTTTCCTGGATTTGAAAAAGATCCTAATATGACACAGATGGTAGATCATTATTTTGATGAATGGGTAGGCGAAGTTCACGAAACTGTGTTTGATGTGAATATGTTAGTTGTCGATCAAAAAAATGTAATTGTATCTGCACATAACGACAAAGTAGAAGAAGCGTGTGCAAGACACGGTGTTAATGTACATATATCACCATTCAGACACAAATATTTCTGGGATGCTGGTATTCACTGCATAACAAACGATCTTAATAGAGAAGGAACAAGACAAAACTTCTTTAAATAATGTTCATTGAAGATTTACAAAAGTTAGAGAATATAACGTTCCCTTTTCAAATAGTAGATCATTTGGGCGGTTTTGATGCAAATTACAATAATCCTGTTTTAGATTTTTTAAATGATGTAGCGAAACAACAGGATATAATAGGTAATGTAGAGACGGAATATATTTTTAACGATACTGTATGTGAAAAATATAAAAATCTTAATCTAATCTACAGAAATAATTTTGATAAAGATAATTGTTGCGTAGATTTATACAAATACAACATACATCCTGATTTAAACTTCGAAAACTTTTTATGTTCCTTTAATGGATCAGAACATATAAGCAGAAAATTATTAACATCTATATTAAGTAATCAAAATATTTACAATAGCAAATATTGTACAAAGAACTTTGCGTACACAAATGATATTGTTTATGGTCATCTAGTAGAAAGTGGTTTAGACAATAACGAACTGTGTTTGTATGAAAAATTATTTGCTAATGACGAATCGTTTAATTCTCGTATTGATACATTAAACTACATAAGATTCGATCACTACAATAATATAAAAAATCTCGAAGATTTGTTAACTAAAAGTTTCTTACACATAGTAAGTGAAACAATTGCAACATCTTACTATCCATTTTATACAGAAAAGTTTTTATATAGCATAGCAACACGTGGACTATTCTTATCATATGCACAACCTAACTGGCATAAAGGACTTGTAGATAATTATGGTTTTAAATTATACGATACAGTTTTTGATTACTCATTTGATAGTGTTCTACATCCGGTTAAAAGGTTAGTTCAATTGATAGATGGCATACTTAAGTTTCGTAACCTATCTAAACAAGATCTACATGATTTACATACAATTGAATTCGAAAACATAGAATACAATTATGATAGATATATGAGTAAGGACTGGTTAAATGTTTAATAATTACTATCCATACTGTTTCAATATCAACTATCTTAATCGTGGAAATAGGTTAAATGAGATTATAGATGATATAAAACATAGTAAAGATACAGTTATATTATATGAAATAGAAGTAGAACCTAGACAAAAGAAATTAGATTATGTAACTAAAATTAAAAATCAGTGCTCCGATAAAAAAATAATTTGGATATTCCAAAAAAACAATTATATTGGGCAAGAAGCAATGTTTTGGGATCTAAATATAGAGCATTACTTTTTAGATTTATCACTAATACAATTATATTTAGAAAGAGATATATTTAAATCAAGCACATTTAATAATGAATGGATAGATAGTGCTGATAAGTTTTTATTTTTAACTGGCAAACCCGATAAACCTAATAGAATTGGTTTACTGTATCAATATTATAAAAATAATCTATTAGATGAGTGTATATGGAGTCTTTTTTATAATGATGAAATATTTGAATCTTCCAAAAAAATACTACCTGATCTAAGTAACGAAGAATACAATGATTTTTATAAGACTCACATAAACAATCCAGACGATATTAAAGCAGAAGATTTTGCTATAGGTGGATTTCATTGTGATGGTTTTCCAATGACAAAAGAACTTTACGAACAAACAAGTTTTAGAGTTATTGCAGAAACTTGGATGAGTGGACAACCTATTATTTCTGAAAAAACTTGGGCACCAATACTTAACAATCAACCGTTTATTATGGCAGGGTTGCCAAACAATCTAAAGATGCTTAAGGACATAGGTTTTAAAACTTTTACAGAATATCTGCCTCACCCCAATTATGATGAGATATATGATGTGAATGAACGTTTTAACCAAATCATTGAAAATACTAAATTTTGGGTAGAAAAACAGTGGAATACAGAACTTATTAGAAAAGATATTGAATATAATAATAAAAAGTTACACAGTATGATCGATGAGACTGCAAAAATTTACCGTGATATTTGTAGCAAGATAAACACAACACAGTATGAAATATTTAGAATTATTCCAATATACGACACACGCAGTAAATGGATTAATTTTTACTATGGAATAAAAGATAATAGTTGGCCAGATTGTTATACATTCGAACAATTTGATAAATTGCCAGATTATATAAAAGACGAATGTATTGAAACTTATGGATTAGATAAATCCAATTATTAATAACTTGAGGTAATATATGGCAAAACCATTTGACGTAAGTAAGTTTAGAAAGAATATTACTAAATCCATTGACGGACTTAGTATTGGTTTTAATGATCCAACTGATTGGGTAAGTACAGGTAACTATGCACTTAACTATCTAATTAGTGGAGATTTCCACAAAGGTGTTCCACTTGGTAAAGTAACTGTATTTGCTGGCGAATCCGGTGCAGGTAAATCATATTTTGCTAGTGCTAACATTGTAAAAGCGGCACAAGAGCAAGGTATTTTTGTTGTACTAATCGATACAGAGAACGCATTAGATGAGCAATGGTTACACGCATTAAATGTAGACACATCGGAAGAGAAATTGCTAAAACTATCAATGGCAATGATTGACGATGTTGCCAAAACAATCTCAGAGTTTATGAAAGATTACAAAGCATTACCGGATGAAGAAAGACCAAAAGTATTGTTTGTTATTGACTCACTAGGTATGTTACTAACGCCAACTGATGTTGATCAGTTTGACAAGGGTGACTTAAAAGGTGACTTGGGACGTAAACCAAAGGCACTTACAGCACTTGTACGTAACACAGTTAATATGATTGGTGCTTACAATGTAGGTATTGTTGCTACTAATCATACATACGCATCACAAGATATGTTTGATCCAGATGATAAAATTTCAGGTGGACAAGGATTTATCTATGCATCTTCTATTGTTGTAGCAATGCGTAAACTCAAGTTAAAAGAAGACGAGGAAGGTAATAAGACTACAGAAGTAAAAGGTATTAGAGCCGCTTGTAAAGTAATGAAAACAAGATATGCTAAACCTTTTGAAGCAGTACAGGTAAAAATTCCATACGAATCTGGAATGAATCCTTACAGTGGACTTGTAGACTTAGCAGAGAAACAAGGACTACTTAAGAAGTCTGGAAACAGATTACAGTATGTAGTTAAATCAACAGGCGAAGAAATCTTACAATTCCGTAAGGCGTGGGAAAAGAATACAGATGGATGTTTAGACATCGTTATGGAAGATATGTCTAATTACGAAGAACCAGCACCTGTTCAAGAAGAAGAAATTATCGAAGACATAAATAGCGACATCGTTGAGAACGATATTAATGATGAAGTTATGGAGGAATTAGATGAGTCTTGATTTACATTTAGAAATCATGGAAGTAATGCTAGAGCATATTCCTGATCACAAAGATGCACTTGAAGATTTTGTTGCTAAGTTAGTGGAACACGGTTATGATGCAGAAGAGATTGCAGATGCAACTACTAATGAGGAAATCAAAAAAGTGTGTACTGACTATTCGGATGAAGTCGAAGTAGACGAAGAAGAAGACGAATACGAGGAAGAATACGATTGGGATGACTAACCAAATCGTACTAGTAGAACCTACAGAAGATGTATTTTCTATTACTTGGAGTTTAGGTAGACGATGTAATTACGACTGTATGTATTGTCCTAGTGAATATCACAATAATGCAGACGAACATAGAAGTTTATCTAAACTTAAAAAGTACTGGTTAGACATAGTTAATAAAACAAACAGAAACAAATACAAAATCGCTTTTACAGGCGGTGAAGTTACAAGTAATAAAGATTTTATTGCTTTCGCTAAATGGTTGCATGAAAATTATAATCATAGAATATCGCAAATACTATTAACAACTAATGGCAGTGCTTCATATGATTACTACTTAGAACTTTTTGAATATGTAGATAACATTAGTTTTAGTACACATACCGAACACATTGTAGAATCAAAGTTTTTTAAAACAGTAATTGACCTTAGTAAAGCAATCAGCAGTAATAAATTTTTGCACGTTAATATCATGAATGAATATTGGGCAGAAGATAGAATAGAAAAATATAAAAACTTATTAGATCAGCACAATATTAGCAATGCAATAAATTTAATAGATTACAACAAGAAGATTAGAAACGAACCTATTCTAAAAAGTAAATTAGATTATGAATTTTAAAAATCATGCTTTATACAATACTAAGGTAACATTAGATAATGGTGAACAATGGAACTTAGATGCTAACTGGATTCATAACGAGAAACTAGATAACTGGTTAAATTACAAATGTCATGCTGGTGTTGATAGAATATCAATTGACTACAACAATGATGTTTACAGTGGAATGTGTAATAATGATTATATGGGTAATTTAGATACAGATTGGAACTTATTAAAAGAACCAACAATATGTAAATTAGAGACTTGTACTGGTTGCACAGATGATCTTATTATAAAAAAATACAAAGATGGATAAACAAGAGTTCCCAATTAAAATTGATCCTGCCTGTGCTTTGAAGTGGTCCTGGAGTACTGTAATACTCCGTAATGCAAGAACTATGTCTTGTCATAGAGTTAAAGTAAACGAATTGGACATAGACACATTTTATGATTTTCATAATACACCGGAAAAAATTAAAGACAGAGAACTAATGCTACAAGGTCAATGGCCTAATGATAGAGGTTGCCAGTACTGTAAAAATATAGAAGAATCTGGTGGCGTAAGTGACAGAATGATGATGAATAACATTCCTAACTTATACACAAATGATGTAGTAGACGACCAAACAAAAACAAATGTAATGCCATCTATACTTGAAGTTTACTTTGATAATGTTTGTAATATGGCTTGTACATATTGTTTAGATGGGTTAAGTAGTAAGATAGAACACGAAAACAACAAATACGGCAAATTTGAAAGCGACGGAGTTGTTATAGAAAACACAGGTGTAAAGTTAGATAATAGTTTAGAAATTAAAAAAGAATTCTGGAGATGGATGAACGATAATTCGTCTTGTTTAAAACGTTTTCATTTTTTAGGTGGCGAACCATTCTTTCAAAAGGATTTTGATGATGTTATTGAATTTTTCATGACACATCCTAACCCAGACTTAGAATTCAATATTGTTAGTAATTTAAGTATAAATCCGGAAAAGTTTAAAGCATACATAGACCGTATAAAAAAATTAAAAGATAACGATTGTATTAAACGCTTTGATTTAACAGCAAGTATAGATTGTTGGAATGAAGCACAAGTATATGCAAGGCACGGTTTAAATTTGGAATGGTTTGAAGAAAATATGGAATATCTTCTTACACACGATGAATGGTTAAGAATTAACATACATCATACTATAAGTGCTTTGACTATAAAGGATATGCCCGATCTATATGTGAAGATTAATAAATGGCGAGAACAAAAAAACATTTATACATATATGTGTTTAATATCGTTGATTAGTCCTCATTGTGAATATCAACACCCTAATATATTTAAATATGAAACTTGGAAACAATCATTTGAAGATGTACTTGTATTAATGAATCAAGCAAAGGATAAAGCAGAAAACGTCTGGGATTTTGATAATGAGATAAATGCATTAAAAGGAATTATGAGTACTTTAGGTAATATTGATGAAAATAACTTTGAGTTAATTAGTAAAATGGATACATACTTAACAGAGTTAGATAGAAGACGTAATACAAATTGGAAACAAACATTTCCTCACTTAGCAAAATATGTGGTATAACAAAGTAACAAACAGTCTTGGGCAATTACCTAATTTCATAAGTTATTATGAAAATGAACTCGCTAATGCAAGAAAAGATGTTGTAGTTCATGGTCACGTAGAAACAAATATTAAAGAACTACCAGGTGTAACAGAACATCGTTTCCACCAACTACAAGAAATAGAAGCAGTACTTGAATACTTAAATATTGAACTAAGACGTATAAGACGCAAACACTTTAAATCGTATTTAGAAAACTATCAGCGTTCGCTGTCCAGTAGAGATGTAGAAAAATATGTCGACGGCGAAGACGAAGTTGTTGATATGGAAATACTAATTAATGAAGTAGCACTGTTGCGTAATAAGTGGTTAGGTATCATGAAAGGATTAGATACTAAACAATGGCAACTTGGACACATTGTTAAATTACGTACTGCTGGTATGGAAGATATCACTTTGTAATGTCTTATAAAACAACTTGGTTTAAAACTTTAAAAGGTGTTGT